AAGTCTAATGAGTTCGCTGAGAAGGTTTACTGGCACAACATGCACTCTATCGCCAATGAAATCATAGAAGCGATGGCAGCAGCACCGGAGGGCGGCAATGAAAAGTGAAGACCAGCGCCGGGCCGATGCCCGTGACCGGAAGCGCGCACAGCGTCAACGCGAAAGAGAAGCGGCGAGCAGCGCCGCTGTAAGCGGCGAGCAGCGCCGCTGTAAGCGGCCGTCACCGGATTACGTTCGAGGTTAGCGATCACATCTTCGAACAGATCCAGGCCAACTGCGTGGCGCGGCGTCCAGGCAAAGAGCCGTACAGCGTCGATGAATACTTCGAGCTGCTGGCGGTGCAGGACATCAACCAGTTAAAGCTACAGCTTGCAGAACTGGCCAGCCATAAGTGCCAGTGCGGCGAATCGATGCCGGGCCCGGCGGGTGGGTGTTTCCGCAATGGCGAAGCGGCCTGCGGTCAAACGCAGATTTGGCGTGACCTGATGCTAAAGACATTGTGACGTGTCACATGATAACGCGTGACGAGTCACGGCAAGTCACACAGCACAACGTCCGCCGCTTGGCGGTTTTTCACTGCGTGTTATGATGTTACCAAGGAGGTAATTATTATGGCTAAAGACGGTAAACTTAACGCGCAGATGGAACGTTTCTGCCAAGAGTACATCAAGAACCCGGACAACCAGACGGCGGCGGCTTCCGCTGCTGGCTATAAGAATGCGGCCGTGTCCGCATCGCGCAACATGGATAACCCAAAGGTGCAGGAACGCATTGCAGAACTGATGCAGCACCGGAACAAACGAACCAAGATCGATGCCGACTACGTGCTAAAGCGCCTAGTTGAAATTGACCAGATGGATGTGTTGGACATTCTGAAGGATGACGGTGGCCTGAAGCCGATCAGTGAATGGCCGAAAGTTTGGCGCACGACGTTAAGCGGGCTGGACATTTCAACGACCATCACCAATTTCGATGAAACCACGCTTGAGAACATACTGAAGAAGATCAAGTGGCCGGACAAAGTGAAGAACCTCGAGCTGATCGGTAAGCACGTCGATGTTCAGGCATTCAAAGAACGGATGGACGTCAACGTTAACGTGACCCTGGCTGATCGCATGGCCAACGCCCGCCGGCGCGCATTGGAGAAAAATACCAAGTGAGTGATGACGAAGAGCTTCTGGAGCAGCAACTGGTTGAGGATATCGCCAGCTTCACGCATGACCCGCATGGATACGCGCTATACGCGTTCCCTTGGGGTGAGGGAGGCACCGAGTTGCACGACTCTTCCGGTCCGCGACAATGGCAGGGCGAAGCATTCGATGAGATTGGTGCCCACCTTCAAAACCCGGAGACTCGGCACCAGCCTCTACTAATCGCCAGGGCATCTGGCCACGGTATCGGGAAGTCAGCTTTCATTTCAATGCTGATGAAGTGGGGGATGGACACCTGCGAAGATTGCAAGGTTGTTGTGACTGCCAACACCGAGAACCAGTTACGCACCAAGACCTGGCCGGAGATCGCCAAGTGGCAGCGCTTATCCATTACCAACGACTGGTTTAACTGCACGGCTACGGCCATCTATGCCAATGACCCAGCGCATGCCAAATCGTGGCGGGCAGACGCCGTTCCGTGGTCTGAGAATAATACCGAGGCATTCGCAGGCCTACACAACAAGGGAAAGCGCATCATCCTGATTTTCGATGAGGCATCCAACATTGCCGATCTGGTGTGGGAAGTTGCCGAGGGCGCGCTGACAGATGAAGGGACAGAGATTATCTGGGTGGCGTTCGGGAACCCGACGCGCAACATGGGCCGGTTCCGCGAATGTTTCCGCAAGTACCGGCACCGCTGGAAGGGTAAGCAGATCGACAGCCGCACAGTCGAAGGTACCAACAAAGAGCAGATCGCCAAGTGGGAGCAGGACAACGGCGAGGATAGCGACTTTTTCAAGGTGCGTGTGCGTGGCGTTTTCCCTGACGCGTCCGAAACCCAGTTTATCCCCACTGGACTTACTGATGCCGCGCTGGCACGCGTAGTTACCGAACGCGACGTGGCGCATGCCCCGACAATCATCGGCGTTGACCCGGCGTACTCCGGCGCTGATGATGCGGTGATCTACATGCGGCGCGGGCTGCATTGCAAGTTACTATGGCGCGGTAGCAAGACCACCGACGAACTGATCATGGCGAAACGAATAGCCGACTACGAGGATCAGTACCAGGCAGATGCCGTGCATATCGACTTCGGTTACGGTACCGGCATTCACTCGATCGGTACAGGATGGGGCCGAGCGTGGACTCTAGTGCCATTCGGTAGCGGCTCAAGCGATCCTCAGATGCTGAACAAGCGCGGTGAGATGTACAACAACGCCAAGACCTGGCTAAAGCTCGGCGGCGCGCTGGACGAACGCGAGACGGCAGAGGACTTATCGGCGGCTGAGTACAAGGTGAGGGTAGACGGCAAGATCGTGCTGGAGCCGAAAGAGAAGATTAAGGAGCGGTTGGGCCGCTCACCTGGTTGCGGTGATGCCTTCGTGTTGACGTTCGCTTATCCAGTGACGAAGCGCCAGCACGCACTGCCCGGCGAGAAGCGCGGTGCAGCGGTAACCGACTACGACCCATATGCATAAAAAAGCCCGCTATGCGGGCCATATACTTATTTGGCGTCGTGCAACTTCTGTTTGAGAAGGTAGCCTTCCAGCATCCAGATTTTTTGCACGGCGTTGTCGCGAGCGACCTTGCGGCCAATCTCGCCGTCAAAGTTCTCCGGGCTGGCGCAGGCGCTTTCGCCGGTAACGGTGAATCCGCTGCGCAGAACCAGGACGCAAATCGTCAGCAGGTTCAGTGCTGGGCTGCAATCATCCATTGCCGCCTTATCAGGCCAGGCCGCCTGAACAGCTTCGCCGACGTTGAGATAATGGCATTATTTGATAACGCTCTCGATATGGTCAGGCGTTATACGCGGTGCGGTTTTGCCCTTGGCTTGTATTTCCTGCTCGATTGCTTTGTCGTTCATGGCTGATTCCTCGTTAAAAAAATGCCCTCACATGGAGGGCGAAGTGGTACACACAGCTTCTGGGATAACGTTCGCAGCTATCGCGAAGCCACATCCACCAAGTACCGACATACTCCCCAGCAATAGGCACCTGTTTAAGTTCGGATGAAGCTTCGCGATAGATCATCGAGAGCACCGATACCAGTTTTATACTGTGTAAAAGTTTAAGTGGCTGGCTCGGCTTGCGCCCTCAATGATTACCATTAAGGTAATTTTTTTGTTTATTACGTCAACAAATTAGTCAAAATAAATCTCATATGGTTTAATTGGTAATTATTTGGGAGGGTTACGCGCATGTGCATGAGTTCGCCAAAGGTTTCATCAGCTCCGCAAGTACAGGCTGCGCCGCAAGCACAGGATGCAGCTGTCGTTGATGCCGCCGACAAGGACAAGGCCCGCCGCCGCGCCGCCGCCGGTCAGCAATCAACGATCCTCACCGGGGCGCAAGGCGCAACCGGGCAGGCCAGCACCACCGGCAAAACTCTGTTGGGTGGCTAATCATGGCTGAACAGGAAACCCGCAAGCAGTTTCTGCAGAATCAGTTATCGCAGCTTATTACTGCGCGTTCGTCTTATGACTCGCACTGGAAAGAGCTGAGTGATTTCATCCTGCCTAACTGTGGGCGCTTCCTGACCACTGACGCCGGGCGCAACAAACGCAACACCAAGGTGGTTGACCCTACCGGCGGCCTTGCTTCACGCACTCTCGAATCAGGAATGCTGTCCGGCATCACCAGCCCGACGCGGCCATGGTTCTCACTGAACACCCCGAACAAACAGTTGATGGATAGCTGGCCGGTCAAGATGTGGCTCTCTCAGGTCGTTGAACTGATGAACGACGTGATGAACAAATCGAACTGGTACCAGTCGCTGACTGTTCTCTATCGCTATCTGGGCACGTTTGCCACCGGTGCTATTTCCATACTGGAAGATGATGAAGACGTGATCCGCACGCATGTTCTGCCGATCGGGAGTTACTACATCTCGAACAGCGATCGCCTGCAGGTAGATACCGTTTTCCGTAAGTTCTCGATGACCTGCCGCCAACTGGTGGCCAAGTTCGGTCTGGAGAGCGTCAGCGATAGCGTTAAATCTGCGTGGGATACCGGCGCATATGAAACGTGGTTTGAGGTGGTGCACGCAGTATTGCCGAACACCAACCGCGACACCGGCAAGCTGAATTCGAAGAACAAGCGATACAGCTCTGTTTATTACGAACCGGGCGGCTCTGGTGACAAACTGCTGAGCGAATCCGGCTTTGATGAAATGCCGATACTGGTGCCGCGCTGGGACATCAACGGCGAGGACGCTTACGGCTCATCCTGCCCCGGCATTCTGGCACTTGGTGGCGTTAAAGCGCTGCAGCTTCAGCAGAAGCGCAAAGACCAGGCAATCGACAAGCTGGTCAACCCGCCGATGATGGCGCCAAGCTCCATGAAGAATGAGCGCCTATCCCTGCTGCCTGGTGATGTTACCTACTACAACGGTGCTGGAGATACCCAGGGATTTAAGCCGGTATACGAAATAAACCCGCGCATTAGCGAATTGCTCGAAAGCATTCAGGACGGGCGCCAGCTCACCAACGAATGCTACTTCGTGCCGCTGTTCAATATGTTCAGCAACATCAACACCCGCAGCATGCCGATCGAAGCCGTCAACGAGATGCGCGACGAGAAGATGCTGCAGATCGGCCCGGTGCTCGACCGCCTGAATGATGAGCTGCTCGACCCTGCGATCGATCGAATCTTCAACATCATGAACCGCCGCGGCATGTTGCCACCGCCACCTGAAGAGTTGCAGGGCCAACCGCTGCGCGTGGAATACACCAGCGTGATGGCTCAGGCCCAGAAAGCTGTGGGGATTGGCTCCATCGAGCGCTTTGTTGGCTTCATCGGGAACATGGCCGCAGCCGGATTCCAGCAGGCTGCTGACAAGCTTGATGTTGACCAGGCGATTGATGAGTACGGCGACATGCTTGGCGTGCCTACCACCATTACCAAATCTGATGAGCAGGTGCAGGCAGAGCGTGAACAGCGCGCGCAGCAGCAGCAGGCAGCGCAGAGCCTACAGATGGGCACTGGTGCAGCTGATATCGCGAAGACGCTCAGCCAGGCAGGAACCGGCGATCCTAATTTGCTGACCAGTATTCAACAGGCCATGCAGCAAGGCCAAGGGGCGCAGCAATGATGACTCGAGAACAGTTGCAGCAGCGCCACGCGGAAGACGTGAAGCAGGTGATGGCAATAGAGAGTGGCCGCCGTTTCGTTTGGGGGCTTCTCGATCAAGCTGGTGTTTTTCGCATCTCATTCACCGGCGAAGTTAACAGCACAATTTTCAATGAAGGTAACCGCAATTCAGGGCTGGCGCTATTCAACGACGTGTTGAAGTTCTGCCCTGAACTGTACCTAAAGATGGCCGCCGAGGCCGAGAAAGACAGAGAGGCTAATTATGGCAACACAACGCCAGAAAGTGATCCGGAATGACGGCGGCGTGCAAGTCGTTGAGGTATTGAGCGGTGGCGGTTCGTCTGTGGCATGGGGCGACATTACCGGGAAGCCGACAACGTTCGCACCTCCTGCAGCTACTGCATCTGTTGTTGGTGGTGTGAAGCAGGGCGCAGCGGTAGAAAACGCAGCAGCCGCACCAACTCAGGCCGAATACAACGCGCTGCTGGCAAGCCTGCGTAATGCCGGCATCATCGCAACAAGCTAAGAGGCGCCACATGAATTTGTTCGAACGTTTAATGCATCACCGCCTGTGCAGTGAAACACCAGCCGACGGTGGTGATGGTGGTGGCGGGACAACTCCGGCCGCTGCTGTTGATACCCCAGCAGATGGGACTGCTTCTGGCGATGCTGCCAATGGTGATAATCCCGCTGGTGAAGAGAAGCAGGCCACCGAGAAAACCGCTGAAGAACTCGCAGCAGAGAAGGCAGAAAAGGATGCGGCTGACAAGGCAGAGAAAGACAAGAAGTCAGCAGCGCCGGAGAAATACGAGTTCTCAGCACCAGAAGGCCAAGAGCTGGACGCCAACGCCCTGTCCGTGTTCGAGCCGATCGCCAAAGAATTGGGCCTGACCCAAGAGCAGGCGCAGAAGCTGGTCGACATCTACCCGCAAATCCAGCAGCAACAGGCTGAAGTCTGGAGCAAACAGGTAGCAGATTGGGGTGAGCAGGTCAAAGCCGACAAAGAGATCGGCGGCGATAAGTTCGAGGCCAGTGTTGGCTTGGCGCAACGCGCCCTGGATCAGTTTGGCAACCCTGAATTGCGTGAATACCTGCAAGCGAGCGGTCTGGGGAATCACCCGGCACTGGTTCGCTTCTGTGCAAAAGTCGGCAAGTCGATGGCTGAAGACAGCTTCGTCGTGCCAAATCAAGGCGGTCAGCGTAGCACGGCCGACATTCTATACGGCAATAAGGAGTAATACCGAATGGCTATTAAAGGCATCAACGCGCTGACGCTGGCAGACCACGCAAAGCGCATGGACCCAGATGGGAAGATCCCCGCTATCGTGGAACTTCTCGAACAAACCAACCCAATTCTGACGGACATGGTTTTTGTTGAAGGCAACTTGCCTACCGGTCACCGAACTACTGTGCGCACCGGATTACCGGCTGCAACATGGCGCCTGTTGAACTATGGTGTACAGCCAAGCAAATCAACCACTGCCCAGGTCACCGATAGTACCGGCATGCTGGAGGCATATGCTGAGGTTGATAAAGCCTTAGCTGACCTGAACGGTAACAGTTCTGAGTTCCGCCTTTCTGAGGATCGCGCATTCATTGAGTCGATGAATCAGAACCAGGCTGAAACGGTATTCTATGGCGATACCCGAATTAATCCGCAACGCTTTACTGGATTGTCTGCCCGTTATAACGATAAGTCTGCAAAGAATGCGCAGAATATCGTTGATGCAGGCGGCACAGGTTCAAACCTTACATCCATTTGGCTGGTGGTTTGGGGCACGAATACCGTGCACGGTATCTTCCCTAAAGGTCAGAAGGCAGGGCTGGACCATAAAGACCTTGGTGAACAAACGCTGGTCGATGATAACGGCGGGAAATATCAAGGCTACCGAACTCACTATAAGTGGGACAACGGCCTGTCTGTCCGCGATTGGCGCTATGTTGTGCGCATTGCAAACATCGACACCACCAAGCTGGGTGCCGACGACGGCCCTAACCTGGCCAAGCTGATGGTTCAGGCTCTGCATCGCATTCCTAACCTGCAGATGGGTAAGGCTGTGTTCTACATGAACCGTGATGCAGCAGAGTACCTGGACATCCAGGCGACTGACAAAGCCTCCCTGGCGATCAGCGTGAAGGAAACCGAGGGCGTGTTCTGGACCTCGTTCCGTGGCGTGCCAGTGCGCACCTGCGATGCTCTGCTGAGCACAGAATCTCAGGTTGTTTAATCCCGGCTGAGCCGCCGGGTGCGGCTCTCCTTTCTCATTGATGGAGAGACAAAATGATCCTCGACTATCTCAATATGTTCTCGCAGGCGCAGGCTGTTACGGCAACAGCGCCATCTACTGATGTTATCGATCTCGGCCCGCTGTACGCCGGCAACGATGTTCGTGACATTGGCCCCGGCTATCCGGTGGAGTTTTTCGCCCAGGTGGCAACCAATGGCGCGGCAGGTGGTTCGGCTACCGTGACGATCAGCCTGCAAACTTCAAAGACCAGCGATTTCGCCAGCGCTACCACGTTGCTGCAAACCGGTGCGATTGCCGTTGCTGATTTGAAGGTGGGTTATCGCTACGTCGGCACCGTTCCACACGGCGTGCAGCGCTACCTGCGCGTTAACTATACCGTAGCGACGGGCCCACTGACCGCCGGTGCTTTCACTGCTGGCCTGCTGCTGGATGCTGATGCACAACGCAGCTACGCAAGCGCCTTCAAAATCACCGTTTAATGGGGCGTGACATGTCACAAACGAAAATGTACCGCGTCACACGGAAGTCATTCATCAACGGTCATCTGCTGGAAGAGGGCGATACCATCGAATACGGCGGCAAGGCTGGCGACAACCTGCAACTGATCGATGGCGAAGGCAATCTGCTGGAAGAGGGCGGCGAAGGTGGCGGCGACGACAGCACTAACCTGGAAACGCTTCGGCAGCAGTATGAAGAGTTGTTCAACGAGAAACCGCACTTCAACACCGGCGCGGCTAAGTTACAGGCAGCTATCGATGAAAAGCGTAAAGAGCTAGGCGTTTAACCTCATAGGGGCTTCGGCCCCTTTCTTCCCAGGAGTCCTCGCATGAAAACCGTAAACCTCAAGATCGGCACTGACACCTACGAAAGCGAAGGCGGCAAGCCGGAAACGCGCGACGAATACCCGTGGGGGCTTCGCTTCACGTTGAACAATGACACGCTTGAAAAGCTGGGGATCCCATTACCAAAAGTGGGAGAGGTGGTTACTGTCGGCGGTATGGCTAAAGTGCTGTCTGTCTCTACGCGCACTGAAGGTGACAAAGCCGAAAGCAGCGTTGATCTGCAATTCACCGATATTGGCGTTGAACCGGCCGCCGCACCGCAGCGTTCTGCTGCCGACACTCTTTATGGCGACGCCGGGGGCGAGTAATGGCATCCGTTATCCAGATCTGCAACGTGGCGCTGGGCCGCCTTGGCAATAGCCGGGTGATCGCCAGCCTCACCGAAAAGAGCAAAGAAGCCGCAGTATGCAATCTTTTCTATGAAGATTGCCGCGATGCCGTGCTTGCTGATTTCCCATGGCGTTTTGCCACTAAGCGCGTGGCTCTTGCTGATCTGGATATCGCGCAACCTGATTGGCAATACAGCTACCGCTACCCAACCGACTGCATGCGCATTGTCGCGATAGTCTCTCCGGATGGTCAGCGTTTCATCACCCCTGAACAGCGCGTTCCGTATGAAGTTGGTGCTGATGAAAACGGCACTGGGCGCTTGATACTGACAGACCTGCCGAAAGCATGGCTTCGTTACATTACGCGTATATCCGATCCAAATATGTTCGATGCTGAATTTCGCGATGCTCTTGCCTGGCGCTTGGCTGCAGAAATCAACATGCAGATCACCGGTGATGCAAACCTTGGAAATCGTGCTGAACAAAAATACCAGCTCACTATCTCATCGGCTTCAACGCTGAGCATGAACGAAACTCAGGAGCCGCCTGCGCCGTGGTCTGAGGTTTCTGACCTGAGGGCATCATAATGACAACCAGCCTGATCCAGCCATCCTTTGCCGGCGGCGAAGTTTCGCCTAGCCTTTACGGTCGTGTTGACCTGGAAAAATACCAGACCTCTCTGCGCCGCTGCCGTAACTTCATCGTCCGCCAATATGGTGGCGTAGAGAATCGGCCTGGTACGCGTTACGTGGCGCCGGCCAAATACCCAGATCGCAAGTGCCGGTTGATCCCGTTCCAGTTCAATACCGAGCAAACCTATGTGCTCGAAGTCGGCGACCACTATTTCCGCGTGTTCATGGATGGCGCCCAGGTTGTTTACTCATCTGGTGCCAGCGCTGGCCAGCCGGTAGATGTGGCAACACCATGGGCTGCAGGTGATATTGATCTGCTGAAGTACACGCAGAGCGCAGATGTGCTTACCGTTTGCCATCCTGCATACCCACCAGTCGAGATTCAGCGTTACGCACATGATGATTGGCGCACTGCCGAAGTTGTTACCAAGGGTGGCCCATTCAACACCGTAAACACCGATGAGGGGATCACAGTTTACGCAAGTGCTGCCACAGGCACTGTCACTCTGACAGCAAGTTCATCAATATTCAAATCATGGCACGTCGGAAAGCTTTTCTATGCCGAGCAAAAAAACGTCGACACGGTTACCCGCTGGGAGACTGAACGACGCGTTGCCGTTGGTACTCTCATCCGATACAGCTACAACTATTACCGGTGCACGAACGTTGGCCCGAAAGAATTAACCGGCACAGTAGCGCCAGGCCATACCGAAGGTGAGCAGTGGGATGGGTGGGCGGATGCAAACGCAACTGAAAATAATGGCGTGCTATGGAAATACATCCATAGCGGGTTTGGGATCATGAGAATCAATTCAGTGGCGGCTGATGGTTTGACAGCAGAAGCGATGGTCATCACCGAGTCCGATGGCATTCAAGAGCTGCCAAGCAATATGGTAGGGGCTGGAAATGCAACATACAAGTGGGCACATTACGCATGGAATAGCGATTCTGGCTATCCGGGAACCGTCGTTTACTTCCAGCAGCGCCTGATGTTTGCCGGATCTCGTTCTCAGCCACAAACTGTATGGACTAGCCGCAGCGGTGACTATAAAGATTTCGGCACATCCAATCCCACCGTTGACGACGATGCGATTACATACACCTACGCCGGGCGCCAGCTTAACCAGATCCGCCACCTGATAGATGTGGGTTCTTTGGTTGCACTTACCAGCGGCGGTGAATACAAAGTTAACGGCAATCAGCAGGGTACCTTAACGCCGTCAGCCTTCCAATTTTCCAGCCAGGGACAGAATGGCGCCAGCCACGTGCAGCCGATCGCCATCAGTAACGTTGCACTTTTCATCCAGCAGAAGGGCGGCGCGGTGCGAGATCTGGCCTACTCGTTCGACGTCGACGGTTTCCAGGGTTCTGACCTAACTATCCTCGCAAACCATTTCTTTGTTGGCTTTCAAATTGTTGATTGGGCCTTCTCAATTACACCTATGTCTGTTGTCTGGTGCGCCCGTAATGACGGCGCGCTACTTGGATTAACCTACATGCGCGATCAGCAGGTTGCAGCGTGGCACCTACACCCGGGCGCTGGCCGATATGAATCCCTATGCAGCATTGCCGAAGATACCGAGGATGCTCTCTATTGCGTCGTGGAGCGCACCGTCAATGGCCAGCAGCGGCGTTACATCGAACGTATGCAAACCCGCCTATACACTGACATGGATGATGCCTTTTTCGTTGACTGTGGGCTGACATACGACGGTAGGAACCGCGACACCAGTAAAACTATGACGCTGACCGGCGGCAGCGGAGACTGGCCATACGACGAAGAGATGACGCTGACAGTGGCCGGCGCCAGCTACTTCACGGCGGGTGATGTTGGCAGCGAAATCCATATCCCATATTTCGAAAATGACGAGAACAAAGTCCTTAAGCTGCTGATCCGTTCCGTGGTGATCGGCAACCAGGCGACCGTAACCAGCAATCGTGATGTTCCTGAGCAACTTCGTGGTGTGTCGGTAAGCAACTGGAGTATGGCGCGTGGGATGTTCAGCGGCCTTGATCATCTCGAGGGGCAAGCGGTGAGCATCCTTTCCGACGCCAACGTTGAGCCGCAGAAGATTGTCACCGGTGGCAGCATCACACTGGAGAAAGCCGGCGCCGTTGTGCATGCAGGTCTGCCGATCTCCGCGGTCATTGAAACTCTGGACGTAAACCTTAACGGCAACGAAACCCTGCTCGATAAGAAGAAGCTTTTCACGAAAGCCTCTCTATTAGTCAACGAATCACGCGGCGTATTTGCGGCTACACCTGGTTGCGAGTTCTACGAGTACGCCCAGCGTGATGATGAATTTTATGATGAGCCGGTCGATCCGAAGACGGGAACCATTGAATTACAATTGGATGCTAACTGGGGCAAGAATGGCCGGCTGATTGTTAAGCAAGACGATCCGCTACCGATGACCATTCTGGCTGTCATCCCGCGCGTAACTGTAGGGGGCGTTTAGTGCGTAAGGTTGAAGTTGTCGAGGCCACATTGGAACACGTAGCGGCATTACTGCCGCACGTTCGCCAGGCTGACGTGGACGAATTCGAAGCGATGAGCGGAAAGACACCGGCGCAGGTGCTGGAGTTGGCCCTGCGCACTTCGGCTTTTTCCTTCGCCGGTCTGATTAACGGCCAGGTGGTCACCATCTTCGGCGTGGCGCCGCGCTCCATTATCACCGGCTCTGGCGTTCCTTGGCTGGTTGGTTCTGATCTGCTGGAGCGTTATCAGGCCACTTTCCTGCGCCGCTGTCGGCCGGTTTTGCAGTTATTTCTGCAGCATTACCCAGTGCTGGAAAACTACGTAGACGCCCGCAATACAGCGGCTAAATGCTGGCTGCATTGGATGGGGTTCACCATCCATGAAGCGCAGCCGGTCGGCCGGGCCGGGCTTCCATTCCACAGATTCGATATGAGACGAGGTGACCATGTGTGGACCATTAGCGGTACCAATTGCAATGATGGCAGTCGCTGCTGTTAGTGCATACGGACAAGTTCAGCAGGGAAGGACGCAGGCAAAAATAGCCAATGCCAACGCTGACGCACAAGAGATCGCCGCCAAGGATGCCATAAATACCGGTAACGCCAATGCCGACCAGCAGCGCCAGCAGACGCGACAACTGCAGGGCCAGCAGGCGGCCGCATTCGGCGCCGCCGGCACAGACATGACCAGCGGCAGCGCGCTGAATATCTTCGGCAACACTGCGCAAGGTGGCCAGCTAGATGCGCTGACAACGGTCAATAACGCAGAGAGGCAGGGGGCCGGGCTTAACTTCCAGGCTGGCGTTAGCCGTGCACAGGGCCAGATCGACCGCAACGCGGCAAACCTAGGGGCTGCGACAACGATCCTTAATTCGTCCCTGTCAGCCTATGGTGCCTATCAATCATCTGGCGCGCTGAATAAGCCAGCGGCGAAGACAGGCAGCGGTTCAGGAAACAACATGTTCACCAATGCCCGCGGCAGCCGTTACGGCGCCAACGCGTACACGTTCTAAGGGGGAGCGATGCCAACAGTACCGGTATACCAGCGCCAGTCACAATCTGAGATGGCGCCTGTAAACACGCAAAACCTCCGCATTCCGCAGGGCAACGGATTAACAGCGCTGGCTGATGTCGGAGCTAATGCTCTTGGCGTTTACCAGCAGCAGCGAGAGCGCGAGGATCTGGCCTTCGCTCAGAATGCACTTCTGCAGTTCAACCAGCAGGCAGATGACCTGATTAATAACCCGCAGACCGGGCTGATCACAAAGCAGGGCGCTAATGCTATCGGACAGGGGGATCAGGTCGCTGGACAGCTTAGCCAGATGGCTGGGTCTGCATTTGATTCAATCCCCGACGGGCCTGTAAAAGAGCGGTTTCGTAACCAGTTCGCGGCTGCCGGGCAGCCGATCGCAAATCGTGCGCGGCAATATGAAGTTGGGCAGCGCCAGCAATTCGAATCTGGGCAGCAACAGGGGTTGTTGTCCAACCTGCAAAAGCAGGCCCGCGACAGCTATGACGACAACGATATGTTCTCCAGTTCATTGTCACTCGGTGGCCAGCAGATTGTTGCCTATGGTCAAGCGCATGGACAAAGCCCTGAAGAGATAGAGGACAACTGGAATAGGTTTCGTGAGAGCGCCGCGCATGAGGTGTTAAATGCTCGCGCCAGTACCGGGCGATATGAGCAGTATCTTGCCAAGAACGGCGAGCCTTCCGACACCGGCGGCGTGCCACGATTCAGTGCGCACGGTAACTCAGCGGCATCGCGTGGCCTACGCAATAACAACCCTGGCAACATTGAAGCCAGCGCCGAAAATCCGTGGGAAGGTCAGACCGGCAGCGATGGCCGCTTTGCCAAGTTCGAAACGCCTGAACACGGGATCCGTGCCCTGGGCAAAAACCTGCTGGCATACAATAAGCGCCATGGGCTGGATACTGTAGGGGAGATGATCACACGCTGGGCACCACCAAAAGAGAACGATACTGCCTCATACATCAAAGCTATTTGCGCGCAGCTCGGCGTTGGTGCCAATGACCAGATCGATGTAACCAACCCGCGCACGCTGGCCGCACTGTGTGCCGGGATCGTGCAGCATGAAAATGGCGACCAGCCATATAGCGCCGATCAGATTAGTAACGGCGTCAGCGCTGCGCTTGGCCTTACTGAACTAACAGGGAGCAACAAGCGCCGCACAGGTGATGCCGCCTTTGACTCTGCAAGCCCGGCGGCACAAGGGGCATACTTGCGGCAGATGCAGGCGATGCAGAACGAACAGCGTGCCCTGTATGCGGCGCAGATGGGGACATCTATCAAAGATGCTTATTCAGCTTTGGATGAAGGCATGCAGCCTGGGCAACTGCCAACACAGGCTGACCTGATAAATGCCTATGGCCAAGCCAAAGGTATGCAGCAGTGGAATGACCTGCAAGACCAGAAAGCCTACGGCGGCGTTATCTCTGCATCCAAGGATATGTCACCGGCTGCGCGCGATGACTTGCTCGAACGCCTTCGGCCTAACGATCCCAACGCTGAAAACTTCGCTGCCAATCAGCAGCGCTGGACAAAGATGAAGGCCAAATTCAGCGAGCTGGATAAAGAGTGGGAAAGGAACCAGGGCCGATCGATGGTCACCAACGCGCTGAATAATGGCGTCGCTCTGGATCCGTCGAACAAGAGCAACAAGGATGCTGCCGACAGTTATTTTGATAGTAATCTCAGCAACTTCAATATCAACAATAACGACGACGTTAATGCGGTGAGCAGCTTTGTCGCCAAGACAGGGATCATACCGACAAAGTTAGCATCACAGCTGAATGCCGCTTCGGCGGCCAAAGACCCCAACGTTGCCATTCCTGCCGCAGAGCTTGTAAGCCGGATTTATGACACTAATCCGGCGGCAGTATCCAACATGCCAAAGGAAAAGCAGTCTTTTTACCTGAACGCCAAGCGTCTTAAAGACGCCGGTGTTAATCCTGAAGCAGCTGTGGAACAGGCTTACAACTTGGCCTATAACCAAACCGACGCGATCAAGGCGCAACTGGCATCTGAACAGGGAACGTCATCCTATAAGAAAGACCGGCTATCTGCGGCAAGCGATTTTGTCAGCGACCACTCGCAGTTTTTAAGAATCGATCCATCGGCAAAAGACACGAACACAGATGCTGCCAGTTTCCGCCAAGACTATGAATCTTTGTATGACCTTAACTACCGCGTATCCGGCGGTGATGCTGATATTGCCAAGAAGCTTACAAGCCAACAGATAGCCCGCGCCTGGTCGATCAGCGAGGTTAACGGTAGTGCTCAACTGATGAAGTATGCGCCAGAGGCGCTGTATCAAGGCGGCCCTAGTGGTTGGCAGGCTCAGCAGTGGGAAGAAGAAAAACAACGTCTGACTTACGGTGAGAAGAGTGATCCGATTGAAACCAGCACTAACGTGCTCAATGCTACAACCGGGCGGCCTGGCGTTGCCACCACGACAACACCAGAGCGGAAAGTGAAAGGAGATATCATTCTTGTTCCTGACGCCAGCACGCCACGAAATGGTGATTACTCCATCATGATCAGAGATGAAGACAAGGATGGGGTGCCAACACTGCAGCATTATTTTGATGCTGATGGCAGGCAGCTCCGATACAGGCCAGACCTCGAAAGTTGGAAACCATACCAAGAGTTGATATCAGATCAGAAGGTGAACGTTGAACAAACGATGCAGAAGGCCCAGGAGCGCAGAGGTTTCTATGATGCCCATCGTAAGTTTGACGATCAGTATCAGGAGGGGCATGAGAAGCGCGTTGAAAAACAAAAAATTCAACTTAAAAACTACTTCAGATGGAGTAACGAATAATGCCTGTTTATCCAACACCTGATTCATACGCCAACAATTTCTCTGCACCTCAAGCGCCTGGCTGGGATACCCCGCCAGCGCCAGGGGTAAACCCAGCCCCAGAAGAAGAGGGACCGTCAGTATTTGGCGCAGCGTTCCGCCAATACAATCTAATGTCTGGGCTATTTAATCCGGCACCAGATTTTGAAGAACAAGAAGGGTATAACCCATTCACCGATCCGGATGAAACTCGAGGCTATGAGCAGTGGGCTACCTCTTTTTCTGACTCTCGCTCCCCTCAGCAAACGGCATTTATAAAGCAAGGTATTGACGTAGAGAATCAAGATAAGCAATTTCTTTCCGAGTCGGGTTTAGCTGGTGTATTTGCCAGTATAGCTGCTGGTGTTTTGGATCCTGTGACGATTGGGAGTTTGTTTATCCCAGGAGCCCAAGGAGGCATTGCGGCCAGGATTGCATCCAATGCGGCAATTGCCGCCGGCGGTACGGCGGTAAGTGAGTTAGCGCTTCACCAGCAGCAGTACACGCGGACAGCTGAGGAAAGCCTATTTCACACGGCGGCCGGTGCTGTTCTTGGCGGTATGCTTGGCGCTGGTTCTCATCTATTAAGCCCGGAAGTTAGAAGCACTGCACAAACAGAGATCGCCGATTCGCTCAGGAACCTTAACACTGGCGGCAGTATGGGTGCTATGAACGTGCCAGCGACAACTTTGGCGCAGGAAACAATGCAGGGGCCAAAAGTCGTCAACAAAGTAATGAACATGACACCGCTTGGCCGCACAATGGACTCCCCTTCTGTAACTGTACGCCGGACTGTTCAGCAATTGGCAGAGAATAACCTCACCACTGCCAAGAACCTCGAAGGAATAGCCACGCCATCGGCTGCAGAAACACAAGTTCGTATGTGGGCTCGTTCTGAGGCCGCATCTGTTGTAACTGCTAACGATGGATTTGCAAAATTCAGGGCGCAGGGTGGCACTGGCAGCAAACTTGATTTTTCCGAGGAAGTTGGCAGGGCTATGCGTAGGAATGATACCAGCCCTAACGCAGTTATTCAGGAAACAGCAAAGGCACTGCGGCCAATTCTTGATAACGTCCGTAATGAAATGCAAGCACTTGGAATGCTCTCGGAGGAACTTAAGGTCACCGGTGCACAAAGCTACTTCCCACGAATGTATCGACAGGGTGAAGTTCTGGCCAGGCGCGACGAGTTCAGGAAAATCATTACAGACTGGTGGGCTAGAGGCGGTAAGGTATCGCAGGAAGATTTAGATATAGCTGCTGATGAGGTGATCAATAAAATCACCGGAGCAATGCGGCCACAAGACTATGCTAACGCCTTTTCTGTAAAGCTGCCAGGGGCTACAAAATCCCGTTCTCTTAATGTTCCTGACGATCTGTTGGAGCCATTCCTTGAATCGGATGTCCGTTTTGTTATGCAACGTCATATTCGTGATGCTGCGCCGAATATCGAACTTACGCGCAATTTTGGTGACTCTTCGATGGAACGAGTGTTGAAAGACATTCGTGATGAGTATACCGAAATGATGCGTAATAACCCTGCCGACCAGGCGAAGCTAAACCGCAGAATGAAGCGTGATGAAGCAGATATCATGGCTATGCGCGATCGCCTTCTTGGTACCTATAAAATGCCTGATGACCCGTCTAGTACGTTTGTGAGGGCCGGTAATGTTCTAAGGAACGTGAACTATCTTACAAAGCTCGGCGGCATGACTGTTTCTGCTGTGCCTGATCTAGCGAGGGCTGTGATGGTTAACGGATTTGGAAAGACATTCAGTGCATACGGCAAGTGGTTGGCTCGCTCCCCAGCCTGGAAAGCCAATAGGGAAGAGATGCAGAAGATGGGTACGGCGTTGGATATTGTGCTATCTGACCGCAGCCGGGCTATCGCTGACATAGCTGATGGTTTCTCGCAACGTTCTGCACTGGAATCTGGGCTTGATTATGCAACCGGAAAGTTTGGCAACCTCACATTGATGAACCAGTGGAACTCCTTTCACAAGTCACTGAATGGGATGAATACAGCCGATATCATCCTTGGATCCACGAAATCCAATCCCCGCCTGGCGAAACTTGGCATTGACGATAATATGGCATCACGTATTCAGCAGCAATTCGCATCACATGGCAAGACAGTTGATGGCTTGCGAATAGGAAACAGTAGCGCCTGGGATGATCCTGCCGTGCGTAGTGCTTTCGAGTCCGCTGTGGTCAAGGATGTGAATAACACTATAGTTACGCCTGGCATTGGTGATACGCCGTTGTGGTCAAGCTCCCAGATGGGGAAATTGGTGTTCCAGTTCAAATCGTTTATCTTTGGTTCTTACAATCGTTCAACCGTTGGTGGCATCCAGGCAGGAGAGGCGCAATTTTACTATGGCCTTGGTCTTCAGCTTATGCTCGGTGCGATGACATATGCGATTAAGAATACGCTAGCCGGCAGAGATGTTGACTATTCCCCTGAGAAGTTAGTTCTGGAAGGCGTAGACCGCTCTGGGGTGCTTGGACCACTAATGGAGTTCAACAACACATTGGAGAATGCCAGCGTCGGAACGCTAGGGATTGGACCAGCGCTTGGCACTGGCACTCAATCACGCTATGCCAGCAGGAATAGGCTTGGTTCGTTGTTTGGCCCATCATTTGACTCGGTAGGAAAACTATCAGATATTGCTACTGGCATACTTAGCGGTGATTTTGATGATAAGGCCGTTCACTCTACACGGCAACTTATCCCAGGACAGAACCTGTTCTGGATCGCTCCGATACTGAATAAGGTTGAGGATCAGATGGAGTAGCTATTTGCATGAAGTGACGGCAACTATATCGAATAGCTTGCCGTCACTAAATGCATATTCATACTGTATGACTCCACCTAAATCTATAAATGAAGTTAAGTATTTATCTAAGCATACGGCTTGTTTTGCATTACTTCTGAGGATTCCTTTTGCTTTTTCTATGTTGGCATAGTTATTGTTATAAGCTTTCTCTAAGGCGTTGCGAGTGTTTTTCATTTCACCTGTAATAATGACACGCGTATTTTCTGTTTTCACTTCTGTTATGTACAGGTTTTCGCTGTTCTTGATTGGCAGCTCTTTTTGCAATTCGCCTGCTATTTTTTTTGCATAGATACACATATCCTGTTTTGTTAGGTTTGGTGTGCATTCGTCAGCTATGGCATAGGAGGGCCCAAGCAGGAAAATTGTAGCTATTAAATATTCTTTCATTTTCAATAATCCATTGGTGAAACAAATGGTGACTACATGCAAGCAATAGGTTTTATCATATACATGGGTATTGGCATTGTCCAATTGGCAGCAGTTATGGCAGGGCTTGAGTCATAGTGGGGGCTGAACGGATTCTTCTCGTTTATTCTTGCAGCGATCATAGCCTACATCCCTATCCTTGGTACAGTGGTAGGTATGGCCGGCGCGATGAAGGCATGGCATTGGGAGTGGTGGCAGGCTGGCGGGTTATTCTTCGGTGCGCTTATCTTGACCTTCGCCCTGGGCGGCATTGCAGGTTTGGCCGAATGGTTCAGTAACAGAAAACGGGCATGAACCAATAACCTCACCAAGCCCCTCATGGGGCTTTCATTTTTCCTAATATTGTCTATATTAATCTCTCCGCATTTGCGGGAACTACACACAATGGAAAATATAATGAAGAAAATAATTTCAATGCTACTGGTTGTAATGGCTATTGGTGCTTCTGCTCAGGTATACGCCGGGTCATGTGACCACTCAACAGACCGCGCGAAAGATGGATCTGTTTGCGGTGATCGCTCGGCAGATGCCAGGAAAGGTGGTGGTGGATCACGTTAAACAAAAAGCCCGCATAGCGGGCTTAGTCTTCAGTGTCAGATGATGATTTTGAAATCCTTCCAATAGCGAAGACAGAGGCTAGTCCGATCAAGTCAACAGTAATTAGCGTGCCAGCGAAAACAGTTTGTCCTTTAAGGGCAAATAAAGTCGCTATAGCTAAGATAATCAAGGTTATTGAATATGCCATCCATTGACCACGCCTATCCTTTCCGATAGCCCCATCAACAGATTTCTCTGTTACTCGATGTCTATGGGCTTGCTCTTTTTCACTTCTCTCCAAAATCCTCTCAGCGGCACCAGGCACAATGTCATTGTACTCGCGCAGCATTACGGGAGGAGGAAGTGGGCCGCGGAATGCTGATCGGCTAACCATCGCCATGACCTGCGGCCTATCAAGAAGTCGTTCTAGAACTACTGGATTTTCAACTAACTCATGCTCAATTTTGTCAACCAGTTGAGTGGATTCTGAGCATGTTTCATCAGGCTCTGACTGGCTTCCTTGAGATTCTAACTCTGTGCTCTTTTCCATAAACCTCAATGCTCACCATCAGGTCTTTGCCATAAGCCCGAACATCTGAATCCATATTCTCAGCATCAGATTTAGTACCAGCTATTTTCTGGTAGTCGGTGTTTGGAACCATGTTAAGAATGCTGCCAGCAGCGCGCAGATATCTACGTGTGGACTGCAACATACCGTACCTCCTTTGAACCCAACAAAAAAGTTGAATTACCACTTCGGTAATCTTACTCAAGTTTGAGCAAACCTCAAGCGGTATCGTGAAACGGGATGACGTTTCATGAAATGGCGTGAAACGGGATGAAGCGCCGGCGGAGCACCGGCGCGGAGTGGGTCACATCTTCCCGATCGCGTGGTCGATGTAGCGGGCGTGGGTCTGGATGTCACCCAGCGCGCGGCGCATACCGCCGACATAGCCGCGTATAACGTCCAGCTCCCGATCGGCTGCCGATACATCGAACCCGTCAGCGCGCAGCCATTCCAGCAGAGTGAGTAGGGTGCTGCTGTCGTCCTTGCTCAGGAAGTCGCGGACGATTGTCGCTTCGTGCTTCCGGTTCGCTGGTAGGCTGTAGTTCGGTCGTTTGCCAGCAGGGATGAACTCGCCCTCATGGATGATCTGCTGCAGCTTATCGACCAGGGCGGACAGGTTGGCGGTGCCGGTCAGATCACCCAGGGTGTTATGGCCATAGCGCTGGCTGGTTAACTCGCTCTCCATCCGGTCGAACTCCGCGATATACGCTTCCTTGAACTGCGCCGCCTTCTTGCCGGTGAAGCCCATCACCAGGAAGACGAAGCCGTTCTTGGTCATTTCGTACATCTTGTAGGTGTTACCGTTGTGCTCATATGGAACCAGCGAAAAGTTGCTGGTTAAAAATTGGTCTGAGCATTCAAGGTTTTCAACCTTCTGGGTTACGTGCTGGTGTTGTTTGGCAAAGAAGGATGCAACTGATTTGGTGGTTGTGATCGGACGGCCGCTGCGAACGACAATTTCAGGGGCGATACTGCAAGGGAATTGGGTAGCCATTGTGATGACCTCTACGCTGATGGTTATTTATCACCACCATAGACGCCAATCCTGGTGGTGAACCGTACAAGGTTGGCGTACCGGTCAGCGTAGGCTCCGGCGCATCTTGCGATGCCCCTGCACGGCCCACCATTGAGAGGGTGTAGCTGTACTCCGCACACAAAAAAACCGCTTAAGCGCGGTCGTGCGCTACGCTGATATACGGGACGCCAATCCCGGCACCAGATTTTGCTGGTGCGATATCACTGTGGCGCAGGTTTGCGAGAAAGTAAATGTACCATTTTGGTAATTAATTGGCGAGGTGGAATTGAAAAAGATTACCTGATAATAAGCCGGGCTAGGCCCGGCGTGGTATTGATGGTGGTAATTATTGTTCCAGCCGGTGTGTAATAAATTTCGAATGGGTTCTAATTTCTTCCTTTAGCTTTTCGTTTTGTGTGACGTAGTTCACTAAAGCGTTCAGTTCCAGCATAGCGCCGCCGATCTCTGAGCCGTCCGCATCCAGCTCTTTCAGTAGCCTTTCCAGTAGTGAATCCCTAGCTAATCCAGCAATCCCTTTGCACGTGTTGATATTCTTCTCCAGCATCCTGCTGGCTGGGTAGCCGTACTTCTTCATTGCGTGTTGCACCTCGCTCAGCCTATAACTACTGTATAAATAACCATACATAATAATGACTAGTTTAGCAATATGCGCAATTGAAATTACCACTAAGGTAACAAAATTAAATATACCACATAATTAAATTCATGTATGGATTGTCAGCCGCTAGAATGCTCTTTAAGTGAGCAAATGGGGCAAATGAAATGACCGTATCAACTGAGATAAGCCGCGAGGAATATACCGGCAACGGGGTGACGACAGACTTCGATTACCGATTTCGTGTGTTTTCTGCGGATGAATTGGTTGTATCTGTCGCTGACACAACAGAAAACATCAGCACGCTGGTGCTCAACACCGACTACACGGTAACCAGCGCAGGAAGCAGAGCCGGCGGAAAGGTGAAGTTGGTAAACCCGCTGGCGAACGCTTGGCGTATCAGCATCGAGCGCGATCTTCCAGTAACGCAAGAAACCGATATCCGTAATCAGGGTAACTTCTTCCCTGTGGTGCATGAGGATGCCTGGGACAAGCTGACCATGCTGATCCAACAATCGATAGGCTCTATTGATTTGGCACTTCGTAAGCCTAATTGGCTGGCAAAATATTACGATGCCAAAGGAAACAGGATTTCCAACCTTGGCAATCCGAAGTACCCACAGGACGCCGCAACCAAAAGCTACGTAGACACTGCTGGTGATGGCCTCTTTAAAAAGACCCTGCGTTTCCCTGAGAATGTAGCTGCAATGCCGGATGCTGATACGCGTGGACACTCTCTACAGGGGTATACAACGGAAGGTAAACCAGTTCCCGTTTTCGCTATGACGGATACTGCCGATCTGGCTTTGAAACTGGCGAGTGAAGGTGGTGCTGGTCTGGTTGGTTTTGATATTGAAAAGACATACCCGATCGCCACAATCGGCCACCAGTTTACGAACATCTTCCGTAATGCTCAGCACCTTGAATTTTATTACGACAAACTCGGAGACTGGGATGAGGCTTATTTCCAGGCTCAAATGAATGTTTTCCGTCTGGGTTTTTCTCCGCACATGATTCTCCCAGGTGGTGTTATCGATACGTACCGGCCATTATTTGGCGGCCCGGCTATCGGTGATCTGATCCACGCGCGTCATCCAGAGCTTGGTCTGTCTAACGGTGATGGGACTTATAAAGCAACATGGCCACTTATCCTTAGCGGAGTTTATAAGAAGAACGAGGATGGGTTAGCGAACCCATACACAGGAACCCAAATCGTGTTCCATGGATGCGCAGACCAAAACGATAATACCTGGCGTGATTTTGGTGTAATTCATGCTGCGCCAACTTTACTTTCTGAGCGCCGTGGTACGCATCCTGTGAAACAGTGGATGGGTACGGTAAAAATTGATGATCTGAATATCCGGGTTCTTAATCAGGACGACAGTCGACATGGGAAGTGTCATGGGATTTATAGTTTTTATGGTCCAAAGAGCGAGGTTAATAAGGCGGTCGTTTATCAACCTTATGGCGGCGGTATTATCTGTGACATGATGTGGGACTCTGCCTTTCGAGATTGCGTATTGCTGCAATGTGGGCGTATGAGTCCTAATATGGCTGATTACCAATCTGCTAAAAATGTTGATATAAAATATCAGACCTATGCCCCGCTGCATATTTTGTATTCTGCCACTGGCACGGATAACAGTAACTTTATCAGGTTCGAAAACTTCCATTTTGAAGATAATTATCACTCTGTCGCTGATGTGATTGTAAGCGGTGACTCTTCGCCAATTCATATTATTAACAGCCACCACGAAACTGATCGGGCGGCGGGTGTGCCTGCAGTGGCCAATGGTGGGTTTAAGAAGCGTCTCGCTGCCGGCACTGTTGGCGTTCGCTATGTAGGCCAGGATTCGGAGCCCGGCTTTGACTATACCGCCGGGCCGTTTACTGCACGTGGCGGCTATCTTCATGCAGATGGTGCCAACGGTTATCAGCTTGGGTATGACGATGTATATTACGGCGGTAGATATACAGGCGCTGTCCTTGAAAACATTAAGTTCCCTAACGGTGGGGGAATAACTGTTGTAGCTGGCAATACGGCGTGCACTGTTGTCACATCGAATAGTAATTTCACTGACGTTAATTTCAGTGGTGGTAACGAAAGCTTCTGCCCACTGAAAATGTCTAATTGCAATATAAAATCACTGACGATGAATTACGCCTACGGATTTAAACTATCAAACGTTGAGGTTGATGCCGCTATAACCTTGGCAAATATGTATTCTAACCAAAATGGTATTTGTGGATTCAGCAATGTATCAGCAGCAAGTATAACTGGCATTGTTAGTTATGGTACTGGTGATATTACATTAACGTCGGCATCAATTAAGTCTGAAGTTGTCTGTTACTTTGGGAGTCTAACCATACCGAGGTATTCATATTACAACAGTGTTGTTCTAGGGGGGGCACCATAATGACCGTTCGGATCGGAGCAACCATTCAGTTACCATCATGTAATCTGAATTCGGTAATTATTCCAGGTGACTATGTATTGCCATCTGGTAACACGTATGCGAATTTTCCGCCTGAGCTAACGGGCCGCACTATTTTCATGCAGGTTAAATATGAGAACTTCAACACTACGTTACTCTCTCAAGAGTTAAAGCCTGTTACTGGAGCGCAGTCTATTTTCCGGCGAACCGGTTCTCAGGCAAGCGGATCTTTATTGCACGGGACATTTGGTTTCAACGTGTATTACTCATTCACTGGGACAGTAGTTTAAGGAGGTGCCTAATGTCGTTTGTAATCAGAAAAACGCTTCAAGTAAATAAATCTTATCCTGAGTTACTGCTGGAAATACCGGGTGCCACAGAGGACGTTGATGTTACTTATGAGGTTATTGCACTGGAACGAATGGCAGGCACTACTGCAACGGTCTGGTACACGTTTTCTGTCGATGGGGTAACGTCAGGCTGGAAGCGGCAGTTTGATTTTCAGTATGACGGAACTGGAAGCCCTATCGAAGAAGGAGAGCGCGCTCTGAAATCTTATTTAGGTGCACCATAAATTCCCCGAGGGGTGGGGTATGAAAATGGAAAAAATCACTACCGGTTTATCTTATGGCGCATCAGGCGGTGGTGCCGCTTTCTGGTTCACCCGTTTACTCGACGGATATACACCAGAGCAGTGGGCGGCAATCGGAGTGCTGGGCGGTCTATGCTTTGCGTTCCTCACATGGCTGATGAACCTTTATTTCAAAATCCGTGAAGATCGCCGTAAGGAAAGGTTGGGGAGACTTGCAGATGAGCAAGCTGAATAAAGCAGGTGCCACTGGCGCCGTCTGTTCCGTGATGGCGATCATTGGCCTGGTGCTGTCGAGCGGTGAAGTGAAAACCAGTCAGGCTGGGCTTGAGCTGATCGGTAACGCCGAGGGCTGTCGCCGGGACCCGTACAAATGCCCGGCTGATGTTTGGACTGATGGCATTGGCAACACGCACGGTGTTAAACCTGGGTTGCGCAAAACCGATCAACAGATAGCGGCGGACTGGAAAAAGAACATCCTGGCGGCTGAGCAGTGCGTTATCCGCAATGCGGCAGGCGACAGGCTTTCTCTTGGGGCTTTCGATGCCGCGGTGAGCATCACGTTTAACGCCGGCTGCGCAACCATGCAGAAGTCGACCATGTTCCGCCTGTTCCGCCAAGGCGATACGGCTGCAGCCTGCGAGCAGTTCCCACGCTGGGTTTATGCGAGCGGTGTGAAACTGAATGGTCTGGTGATCCGGCGGGACAAGGAGCGAGCACTATGCCTGGCAAAATAACATCGGCGGTGGTGATCCTGCTGGCACTGGCGGCCATTGTCGGCGCTGGCGCATGGCTGGCAGGCCGACATTACCAACCGACAATTGACCGAATCAACGAGGCGCTGACGCAGTGCAGGGACGCCGGGCGGCAGCAGTCTGCAACAATCACCAGCCAGAACGCTGGCATTGAAGCGTTACGGCGCGCTGATGCTATGCGTGAGTCAAAGGCCAAGGCCGAGCAGGAGAAAGCCAACAGGGAAGCGCAGGGCGATTACAGCAAGGCTAATGCCGTTTTATCTGAGCGCACCACTGGCGAAGTATGCGCTGCGGCTTCAGCGGCATTTGACGAAGAACTGCATCGGGAGCGGACAAAGTGAAAAAGTTGATCGTGGGTTGTGTGCTGGCGCTGTCCGGTTGTGCTGGTGCATCGCCGGCACCGTCTTACGTTGAAGTTAAAGTCCCGGTCGCCGTACCGTGCAGAACTGCCGACGTTGCGCGCCCGGCGTTCGCTGTTGACCAGTTGCCTATCGGTGCTAATATCGACGTCCAGATGCGAGCGCTACGCGCCGAGCGTCACCAGCGGATCGGTTATGAAAGAGAGTTAATCGCCGCTAACGAAGCGTGCAAAAATTGAGCTGCTTTTTCTGGTGACGGTATAAAAGACGGTATCCAATTTCAATGCGACGAATAACCAACTATAAAATCAATTGGTTACGCTTGTTGTAAATAATTGAGTGGGAATGATGAACCGCTAATCACTGACTATCAGTGATGATTTAAAAACCCCCGTTGCGGCTATGCTGTGCGGGGGTTTTCTTTTTTCCGACGCCCACAAAATATTCCCTTTGCGCGCCTCCTTGTATTCATTTTGGTTATACCAAAGATCCCTTTTTTGATTATTCCCTGATATCAGCACAGCCCTATACTCGATCAATCCCTGCTCTCTGGAAAACCTGCCCCTGCAGCGCTACCCAGTAAAATACCAGGGTATGCATAAGCTTCGGAACTGGCAGAAGGTAAATTATTACTAATCAGTATGTTGACACCATTTCATTCACCGGTTAATCCCGGGCTGTGCAGCCGGTGGTGGCGTGCTTTTCATGATGCAAGGTAATACAAAAACAAGAAAAGAGGATTTTTGCCATGAACAAACAATCCGTCACCGACATTGTCGATCAAAGCCCGATCGGTGGTTTGCAGATAATGACGCTGCTCTTGTGTTTTATTGTATTGATGATTAATGGTCTGGATGCCAGCGCGATGGGTTATATCGCCCCTGAATTGGCTCAAGAATGGGGGATTGATCGCGCCGAGTTGGGCCCGGCTTTCGCGGCAGGTCTGTTCGGCATGTTACTCGGCAGTTTCATTTGTGGCCCCGCGGCGGACCGTTATGGGCGCAAAACGGTGTTGCTGATCTGCTCGGTTATCGTCGCTTTAGGCACCCTGGGTTATGCCTTTTCCTCATCGATTACCGTGCTTGTGGCACTGCGGTTGCTGACTGGCATGGGACTAGGCGGCGTATTGCCCGGTTGCATTACTCTGGTGTCAGAGTATTCGCCCATTCGCTGGCGCATGTTGCTGGTCACCTTGAGCTTTTCCGGTTTTACCCTGGGTATGGCGCTCGGCGGCTGGGTGGCCGACTTGCTGCTGCCGGTGCTGGGCTGGAGAGGCCTGCTCTTTGTGGGCAGTATCGCTCCTTTGGTGATGCTGCCAGTGCTGTATTTCATGCTCCCTGAGTCGATCTGTTTCCTGGCCAACAGGCCGCAACAGAGAGCTAAATTACTGCGGATCGTCGAGCGGATTGGCGGCCATAGGAAGTGGCAGGACGTAATCTTTACCGACGGTATGGACAGAAAGCCCGGCGAAAAAAACCTGCAGCTGTCTCCCGTGGCGGCGCTATTTTCTGAAGGGCGAACCGAGCGTACGCTGCTACTCTGGCTGACCTTTTTCTGCTGCTTATTCTCGTTCTACCTGTTGAGCAATTGGCTACCCACGGTATTGCGCAGCAGCGGCTTTGACGCTCGGATGGCCTTACATGTTGCCGCAATGCTGCCGCTGGGGGGCATGATCGGTGGCATCATCA